TATATTTTTTATCAAGTTTTATTGAATTAAAATAATTTATATTTTCTTCCAAAAATTCTTTGGCAACAGATTCATTTAAACCTCTTTTAGAACTCAAATTATCGTATAAGTAATATAACTTACTTAATTTTTTATTTGCTAATATAGTTTGTTTGAATTTTAAAATATTGTTTTTAAACTGTTCAGTACCGTATGACTCAACAAGTATTTTATCAATTTTAGATTTAATGATTCCGAATTTCATGATATTACTTTAATAATAAATATTACCCATTAAGGAGTTTTTCCAAAGCCTTGTCCATTTCACCCAAAGAATTGGAACCTTTACCCAAGTCAATGAATTTTGAACCTTCAATTAAATCTTCTTCAAGAAGAATATTCATTCTATTTCTATCAACAGATTCAGGTGTTATTTCAGTTTCTGCCGGTGCGGGTGTTTCAGCAGGTGCAGGTGTTTCCTCACCACCGCCAAACGTTTCACCTCCACCGCCAAACGTTTCACCTCCACCGCCAAATGTTTCACCACCTGTTTCACCACCCGGTGCTGGTGGTACTCCTTCACCTGAAGTTTGACCTGAATAACTTGAATAAAGTTTGTCAATATTATCAAATAATCCTGTTTTACTGATAACTTGTGCAGTATTTTGAAGTTCAGCAGAAACCGCTTTTTCAAGTCTTTGTTGTTGGTAATCCAACTTAATCTCTTCATCAGAGAATCCAAGAATATGTTTCTTAGCCCAAGTTTGTGATACAGGTGCTATACCTTCAATCGGCATAACAGCATCTTTAAACAACAACATCTTTTCTTTCCAAACATCAATTGCTAATAAGTCAGATTGTTTTGACGGATTAGTTAAACCTAAAACAAAGTTAGATAATTCATCCTCAAATCCTAATATAAATAAATGTATGATTGCTACTTTATTTAACTCAGCCAACATACTTTTTTGAATTCTATTGATTGTTCTTGCGAAACGAATATCCTGTAATGACAAGTTTCTACCATCACCAACAACCTCTTCAAACCCTAAGAACGCTTTTGGTATTCTTAATGCTGTTAATAATTTCTTTTGAATATATTCAATATCCGCAATTTCAGATAAGTTAGTCGCTCCTGGTAATGTATCAATTGGATTTGGTGCTCCTGGGTCACGAACAGGTACAAAGAAGTCTTGGTCAACCGCCATTTGATTGAATCTTAAATCAACGTTACCTGATGTCGGGTCTGAAATTTGGTCTCTCTTAAATTGATTGGCAAATCTTTGAACATATGGTTGAATATCAGCATCATCCATATTACCAACATATACCTTAAACACCCTTCTTTCTGGTGCTCTTGATGTTCTATAAATTAACATTGCGTCCTCAGCAAGAACCAATTGTTTCCAAATTCTTCTCGCCTTTTCCAACATTGATGTACCATATGGAAGTCTTCTATCATCACCTAACAATCTAAAGTGAGCCATTTCCCATGATTGAAATTCCAAATCTTTAGCTTTCCAAGTAAATCTAAGATTCTTCTGAGTCTCAGCGGTATTGGCACTAGTACCTGCAGCAATCTTACCCTTCATACCCCTCTCAAGACGTTCCACTTCAATATTTGGAAGTTGGAAACTACCGACAATACCTTTCTCAGGGTCCAACTTTAAATACACAAAGTTGTCACCATACTTACAGGTATTTCTTGTCCACATTGGCAAGTTTGTGTTAATGTCCAAAACATTATTAAACAAATCACCTAATACAGATTTAATTCTTTTAGATTCAGAATAAATTTGCAACATATAACCATCATCATTTGATGTGGTTGATTCTTCTGCATATGTATCCAACGCAGCTGCAATTTCAGGTGTATATTCCATTGACTCATAATCGTAATACGATGCAAGTCTTGTTGGTTCGTAGTATAAGGCTTGTGAATATAAATTATTTTCTACTTTAGCCCATTGATTAGACAAAAACTTTGTTTGTTGAGCCTGTAGTTTTTCTCTTTCGTATTCTTCTTTACTTTTTGTTCTTAAAAGTTCTTTCTTATCAAACTTATAAGTTGGCAAATCCTGATTCAATAACGAGTCAGGTCCCAGTGTCTGAGATAATCGTTGCCATACTGTCAAATTATTTTCGCTCATATTATAAACATAATTTACTGGTGAGTATAATAAAGTTTAACGCCCACCGAATAACCATAAATACTTTTCATAATCACTTTTGCTTGGATTATTACCATAAGTTCTTCTATTTGGTGAAGAAACAGGAATTGCAGGGTTAAAATATTCCTCATTAGGTCTCTCTTTTGTTTCAACATGCCAAGACTCCAACATCACTTTTGTCGTCTGTTCAACTTTCTTCAACGAACTAAATGATGATTCACTAACATATATGGCCATCGCCAAAGACATAATTAAATCATCATGATGTCCTTTTTGGTGGTCAGGTCTACCATTGATATAAATGAATGTTGACATTTCATTCAACAATCTCATTGAATATATTCTTAATCCATGTCTTAATCCTTCCTCAAAAGCTGAAATAATTTGAACCCTTTTAGCATTAAAGTTTAGACCAGGAATTTTCTCATGTTGTTTTGGATTATATTTCCAAGGATTACCAAATTCAATACCATCAACATATAAATCTTTATAACCCATCTCTTGTAACTTTCTTGATGTGGTAACACCCATACCACCGGTAATATCAATTACAATAAATGCTTTATACATTAACCCCCACTTATAACATATCTCAGCTAATACGTCAGGTGGTAGTTTTCCAATATACTCGGCAACTTGTTCCCTTTCGTCAAAGTCATATATTTGGAACGTTGAAAAGTCTTCAGAGTCTCCCCTTGATACGTCAACACCCATAATATATTTGTGTCCTTCTTTTGGTTCTTCCCATATCCAAAGCGAACCACTCATCATTTTGGTGGTCGGTTCTTTAATCATTGTGGTTTTTAAATCTTCAATTTGATTAGCATCAAATACGTTATCACCCGAACCCAAGAAATTACACTCCAATTCCTGAGAAATCTTTCTCTTATCAAATTTAAGTTTTTTAGCCATAGACTCAAACCAAGATGAATATGGTTTGTACCCATCAGCAAAACGAAGTTTTATTTCCTCAAAATCACGAACTCTCGGGTCAATATGACCATAGTCCAATATAATTTCATTATCATTATATTCTTCCCTGTTTAACATATAATGAATAATGTCCTTAACTTTAATTAACTTTAAATCTTTAGAATAACGTGGGTCTCTGTACCAATACATTTCCGTTATTTTAAAATCATTCATTCCCTTAATGGCTTGGTCATAGATTGAATAATAAATCGGGTCGTATCCGTTTGGTGTTGAAATAACAATAACTTTACCACCTGTTGAAAGTGATGCCATACAAGCCGCCCAGAAATCACTATCAGCATCAATAAACGCTGCCTCGTCAAATATTAATATGGTGGGGCTATAACCACGAAGTGCGTCTTTAGATGTCGCAACCGCTTTAACCTCACAACCATTACTTAATTTGTAATGTTTTGCAGCATTTTTCTCAGTTGAAAACCCAACTCCAATCCAACTAGGCCATTGGTCCGTAAACTCACGAATTTTATTCGCAAACTCCACAGAGGTATCCAATTTGTTTGCAATAATAAGAACCTTTTCAGGTTTATTTTTTCTTGCAAAAACTAACTTTTTACTTGCCCACGCAGCGGTTACTGTGGATACACCAGCCTGTCTATATTTTAAAGCAATGTTTTCATTGTTTTCATCATAGTCCTCCACTAACCTTACTTGGTCAGGAAATAATTCTAATGGGACATACCTTGATTGTGTATTATCATAAGTTTGAAGGTATGACTTTAAGGCGTATGACGTGTTCTTTAAACACTTACTATATTCTAATATTACTTGTTCTTTATTTAATGACATAAAAAAAACCTTATATCAATAAATATAAGGTTCTTTTCTATTATGTGATTAGTATCTCTTAGTCTTTTGAACGGTCAATACCTAGACCACCTAAAAAGTCGTCTAAATCCTCAAATCCTCCATCGTCATCAGGTGAGATAACATCCTCATCATCACTTTCGTAATCATCATCGTCATCACCTTCTTCATACTTCATTTTTGCTTTCTTAGCGTCTTGTAAAATTCTACCTAAATCTTTTTTTGCCATGTCTTGCATACTTGGATTGTCAGATAAAACCCTACTCATAATTTTTAAGAACTCCTCAGCATCAATTGCATATAATGTAAACTTGAACCAGTTCATTAAGTCACCTGACTCGGGGTCATATAATTCATCAGGTAATGCAAATCTTAATTTCTTAACCATTGCAGGACCCAATCTTAATTGGTCAGGTTCGTATGTTAATATATCAGTTTGACCCATAACTTTTTGTGCCATTTCAGGGTCTTTAGGTAAACCAGCTCTACCAAACGCTTCTTCAACACCTTTTGAAATTTCATGTGTTAAAATTGGGAAGTTACCACCTCTAGCAATAATTTTAGTATCGGCACCTTCTTCTTCACCACCTTCATCAGAATCTCCTAATTCTACACTACCAGCAACACCTATACCTGTCTGTGACATTCTTTTAATCATTTCATCGTGTGTCCAATAAAACAAATCATTGATAGCCATTATTCTCTTATAAAGAGGTACTAAACTACCATCAATATTGTTAAGTTCACTTACTACTGATGGTTTTTCAAACAAGTAATGGTCTCTCTTAGCACTACCTTGAATTAAAGCATTGATGATTGTTCTTTTGTGTTTTTCTAATTCAAAAGTTTCTTCATCAGTTAATGAACTAACATCAAAGTTTGGAAAATCCATTGGCTCATTACCTTGTTCGTCCGTAGACTCATCTTCATCTTCCTCAGGTCTTCTTCTCATTCTTGATGTATCAATGTCATGAGGACCAACGATTTTTGCGTCAATAACAAAAGAACCTTCAGGTAGATTTTTCTCTTCCATAACAGATTTTATTGCCAATTCTTCTAACTCTCTTCTATGTCTTGATTCAATGGCTCCGGCTTGCATGAATGCCTGCATCATGTTTTGTATTAGATATTCAATCATGTCTTGTCTTGTTAAATCTTCAAGACCTGTAATATCTCTAACTTTAGTTACTATTTCACTGAATCTGTCAGCAGCCAATTTTTCAATAGAAGTACTTTCTTTTTCTCTACCCATAGGGTCTGTGAATTTAGATTTCTCAGACGGAATTGCAGGATTACCTTTAAAAATAGTTTCACCTTTTCTAAGTCTATCTTCAATAGACCTACTCATTCTTTCAGGTCTATCTCCATAATCAATAGGAGCCTCTTGGATATTTTTTTTCTTATTTGCCATTACTCAATACTTGCATTATCATTTCAATGAACTTATTTTTAAGTTCTTCTTTATTTGCTTTTGGTGCCGGATTTGTACCAGGATTTGGGTTTTTGTAAGGACTTGGTCTTGTACCTGGTTTTGTTTTAGGAACAACTTTCGGTTCTTTAACAGGAGCTGCGGGAGCTTCAGACAAATATTGTAAAAGTTCTTTTTTAGTCATTTTTGGATTAATATGTTTTTCTACTAACGCAATTATACGACTTTCAATTAACTTTTCAAAATTTTCTTTTACATTTTCTTTTTCACCAAATAATGGTGCTGAAAAACTTCCTGATGCTCCTGAACCAGTTGCTTCTTTAGATTCTGATTTTTTTACAGAAACAACTTTACCAATGGGTTTACTCATTTTCATACCTTCTTTACTTTCTTTTTTAGAAACTTTTTTTGGTAATCCTTCATGTGGTGTTTCTGCAAAATCTGTAACATCTTTCTTAGACATTTCTTTAGCGGCTTCACCAGCTTTACCTTTCATTGGTATATCACCTTTTTGCATTGCCTTTACAACACCAAAAAACTTCTGTTGTTGTTGTGACACCGCTTTTTCTTTAATTTCACCTTCATCCATGCCGTCATCCGCATTATTATATCCATCATTAGCACTAGGTCCGTCATCATTCCCAACAGAATTACCGGCATTTGGGTCATAACCACTTTCTTTTTCTAAAGAATTGGCATCGTCATCAGCATCATCCTGTTCATAAACCTCAAAAGGTTTCTTTTCAGATTTTAATTTATCAATAGTCGCAGTGTCATTTGCGTTTACCATCGTAACTTCAGACACTAACTTTTTATACAAGGCATTAATCTGTCCTTCGTTTAAACTATTAAGTAGTTTTTCACTCAAACCCGATTGGATTAATTTTTCAATTCTTTTTGATTTCATATTCAGATTCTTTATCAATTTGGAGAACTAAATCTCTTTCATATAGTTTATCCATTACGGATTTTTCGGTTTCACCAAACCTAAAAACAAGTCTGGTTTTATTTTCACAAGTTTCATCAGTTTCCCAAGCAAGTGCAATTACATCTTCCATGGCATCTGTAAAACCAAAAAAATCGGAGTTTTGAATCAACTCAAATTCAACTTGAGTGTTTTTTAAAACTCCGACTTTTCTTATATGTTCCAATTCAGGTGGTTGTGGATTTCCGTGTGCGGGTTTTGAGTCCCACTCTTCACCCCAAACATCCAAATCATCTGAAAAGATAAATTCATACATATTATCTCCTTTATAG